TAACAATGCGTTTTTATCTGCCCAGTTGTCAAGACGTTCATTAAGGAACTTAATGTGTAGATCCTTTTCTTCGATAGCTTTTTTCAGCTCTCTGTTTTCTTTTTTTACTTTGCGTAATAATGCTTCAACTTCTTTTAATGTACTCACTTCTTTAACAACTTCATCGCACCTGAAGCTCCTTTAATTCCAAAACTTGCACTAATGGCAATATATAAAAGATGTTGGTAGTAAGTAGGTAGACTATGTAGTGCTTCAAAACCAGCTTTAATATGTGGAGTCATAAAAGGAATAAATACTAATACTGCTGGTAATAACAAAACTATAAGTGCAATTTCGTCTTTTATGCTGTTTTCCATTTGATTTACAGCAGATGACTCCCATGCTACTTTACCAGCGATCTGATCTTCTTTAAGTTTTGTTTTAGCTTTTATCTCAGTAACAGCTAATTCTGCTTTTGCTTTTTTAGTTTCAACAAAACCTTTTACTGTATCTTTTAGAATAGACGCAATAGGGCTTACAAGTAAATTTAACATTATATATTCCTCATGGTATCTGCCAGTTCGTTAGCTCTATTAGGGGTTTGTTTTGCCCATCGACTGTCTAACATTTCATCACTGGCAGATTGATAATCACACTTTGTTAAGTGGTATTGAAAGTTTTTAAATTTCGATAATCTAGGTAATCCTAGCTGAAATGCCATATTAATAACACAGCCAAAAGCGATAGGATCAATATCTTCTTCTTTGATAAATGACCTTGCGTCATGTAGAGCTTGGTCAAAGTCTCTTTCGAAGTATTCCATAATTGTTGTATCATCGTATTCTACTCCTTCCTTGAGGTCGTCTGTAGGTAGTACCAAATGTCCAACACCAAACGTAGCGTTGCCCAAGTGATCTTTATAAATCTTATTAATTTTACCTTCGTGGTGAATTATTGCAGATTTAATTTCTTCGTACATTCTATAAGTTTCTCCAAATACCATTTTGCTTTTTCCAAATCTTCAATGCCACCTTTTGATTTATGTCTGACAACATATTTGACAATGTTTCCTTGAAAATAGTCTAGTTTAAATTCGTGAATAAAATCTGATACCTGTATCTTTGTACCGATATAGTATGGTGGATTTATTTTATCTTTCATATTTGACGTACCCATCTGTTTCCTCGTTTTAGGATCATTGGTATCAAGTGTGGTACACCATTTATAATCATTCCACAACCTAGTACAGGTCTCCTAATATTAACTTTTGAGTAGGCAAATGCAAGTGAGTCTTTATCAATAAGACAGCCCACATTCATGCCAAAACGTAGGTTTTCAGGGCTTGACCAAAAACCAATACGAAATTCCGTATGATAATGACCTTGTATAAAATTCATGCCTATCGACATTGAAGATTTTACAGGATCTTTATTCATGTTATGGCAGAAATAATATTCGCCATATTTATCTTTTATGATTAGCCTATCGTGCCAACGCCACTTTTGCTTATCGACACCGAGTATATCTGCGTAGTCCTTCACTGCTAGAGAAGGAAAGCCATGATGCTTTCTCTTTCTATAAACCATTGATCCATGATTACTATGAAGTAAGTCCATCTTAGGAAATAACTTCTCAATCATCTTGATCTTGTATAACCCTAGCTCTAACTCTTTAGAGGCACTAGGTAGATCAGGATCAGAGTCGTGAAAAGACAGAGCATGATAATCAAGCTCATCGCCTATACATACAACTCTTTCAGGTTTGTATTTTTTTTTGATAGCTTCTAAGAAAGCAAAACTATCAGTATGACTGTATGGTTCGTGAAGGTCTGAGATTATTAAAATCCGAGACATCTTCCTCCCTATATTGTAGTCACCTCTTTTTCTGTGCAAAAGGTTGTCACATATATATCAGGAACAACCATTACTTTGTTTGCAAACATTACAGCGTTGTATTTACACTCTTGCATAGTGTTATATCCTACTGTTTTAATAACTTGTGTTACACAAGTTTTATCAAGTGGTACAGTGGGTGACTGTATACATAACCACATGACGATAAAAAACTTCATTTGTTATCTATAAGGTAGTTTTCTATCCAAATTATTTTTTCTTTAATGACAGCTATATCTTGTTTCATCTGTGTAATAGAGTTTGCCTTTGTTTCGACAGCTTCTAATCGTTCACTCCACATACCCCAAGTCATCGCTAATGACGCAAGAATTACAAGATAGGGTAAAACTGTTTTTATATCTAAGCTCATTTAGACCACTCTACCTTAAACTCATTACCCTTTTGGTCTTGAATAGACATAGTTTGTTTCTCTGTGCCATAAATTTTTGGAGCTAGTTTACCAGCTTTAAAATGCACATTCTTTTGTATAATCTCTAATAGTTTGACCTTAGTCATATTTAACTTTGGATCTTTTTTAGCTTCTTCTAACAGCTTGTCTAAATCTTCAATAGTGTAAAGAACACTGTCGTGTTTAGCTTGTAGATATTGTTGATTTAGTTTTTCGTCTTTGTTGATCCATTGTCTTAGCGTTGTCCAAGATACATCTAGTTCTTTGCAACATTCACGAATAGTTTTACCTCTCGCTAACATTTCAAATAGATCGGATAAAATAGACTGCTTATACTTGCTTGGTCTATTACCCTGTTTTCTTACTACTTCTGTGGTCATTATTTTGCCTTTGCTGACATATCATTAAGTGGATTGTTCAATGCCTTATCAATGTTTAAGTTAAGGTTATCTTCAATAATTTTAATCTCATCAAATATTTCTCTAATATCTTCTTTTTGTCTATCTTCTACATCATTAACGATTTCTGTAATGTGTCGTATGTCATTACCCATTTGTCGTAAATCTGTTTTCATATCATTCTTAAGGTCTTTAGCGACATCAGCAACTAGGGTAATCTCATCAAGAATCATATCTAGTTCTGATTTAATGACTGCGATTTGTTCATCATAAGAAGATAGATCAGGTGCTGTGTACTCAAGTATTTTGCTTTTCATGTCTTGATAATCTTTCCAAAACTCAAAGACTGCCCATGCACCACTACCTAATGCACCTAGTAGAGTAAGTATAGCGAAAGCCTTACCTCCACTTACCTTCAAACCTGAATACTCAATACTGGGCATTAATCATATCCTCCATCATTTCATTTTGTGCTGACTCAAATAAGATTCCGTAGCTATCGTTTATTTGCATCATGCTATAATCAGATATATCCATATCTGTCAGTGTTACTTGTTGGTATTTATTAAATCCGTCTGTGTCTGCTAGTTGTGCCATGACAGCTAGTTTGACATTATTTAAAACTATTTGATTACCTTGATCTACAACCCTAGCAATAATTTTTTGAGCAACTTCTTCTTTTGATTTCGGTTGTACTGTTTCTTGCTGTTCTTCTTCCTCTGTCTCCACAGTGGGTTCATCAACATCTTCGCTATTGGGTTCGACTTCAACTTCAAGTTCTTCTGCCATTTCTGTCATATCAACTTCGACAACTTCCATGTCAGTTTGAATTTCTTCTATAGGCTCAAAATCTTCCATACTTGGAGTTTCGATTTCTATATCCACCATTTCAGGTTCGACCATATCAAACTCGATTAAGGCTACCTCACCTTGCGGATCTTGTATTTCTATTTCAAAACTAATATCTTCGTAAACTTCATAACCAGCATCGATTACTTCCATCTCAATCTGATCGAGAACTTGATCTATCACAATCTCAATAATTTCGTATGTGGTTGTAAAATAATAATCAGAGAAACCGATTCCAAAATATCCGTTATAGTAGCCTCGATCAATACCATACAACTCAAGTTCTGCTGTGTTAAAGACTAGGCTTGATACATCTTGTTGATAGTCAAAGTCTTGTTTGCCTACCCATGAGATATCAGTGTAGTTGTGCGTATATTGTTTGGTTAAAACTCCATCATTATAGAGATTGACTGAGATTTTAAATTCATCTTTACAATCTCTTGTTGTGTTAGCACAAGTAGGAACTGATTGATTTGATATATGGCTATAGACAGAGCTTCCATACTCGATGACATCAATATTGTCATATTCGGATAAATCGATGTCAAAAGTTTTAGAACCTCCTCCTTGAGATTGATTGCCTGTAGTAAACTCAGCACCAGTCATACCATAGGCATTGTTTGATGTGGCTACATCATTGATGTTTTGGTCTGTGCTATCACCTAATAAATTTTCTGTCGTAACTGTTTCTGATTTAGAATAAGAAGAAGCCAGTAGAAATAGCGAGAAGTATGCCACCACCCACGAGATATTTTTTAACATTTGACTCCTTTTGATAATCAGGTCGATCTGTAGGGTGACTATCCCAACCAGCTTGTGCTACCTCACCTATTGTTCCAAAGTAAGGACAGGGTGTACCAGCCATTTCCATCGCTTGAAAGACACGAGGATCTTGACAAAGCACCGATACACCAGCAACTTTCATTCCCATACCATACAAGGCACGAGATAATTTTAATCGTTCACAAGTAATGTCATTAACAGTTGAACCTTTTGCAAAACCAAATATTTGTGTCTGCAAAGCTACCGATCCACCTGAAGTACATACATCTTGGTTATTAACGATGACACTAGGTGCTGATGCTGTACTGGGGGATTTATCAACTGTCGTTGTACCTGATACTGTAGAACTTACAGTATTTGTTTCACTATGAGCAGATGTGCAAAACAGCATGGTAAAAAGAAACACCACTGCTAAAGATGTAATAAAGGTAAGGTTATCTCTAGCCATCTGCTTTAGTGATTATTAAGACTTTGGATATTTGTCTTTGACTGCTTTAATTTTAGTTTTCCAACCATCGATACCATTGTGATAAATCTCATCTAGTTGATCGACTATTGATGGATATTCACTAGCTCTTTTTCTCTGATACTCATTGTTGTCGTATGCAGTTTGTAACTCAGCTTTCTTGGCTGATACTTGACTCCATGTAAATAACTGATCTCCAAAGATTGCAGTTCCATTTGAATCTGCTCCAGTTACATATTTTACATTAGCCTTGTACTCAGCTTCGTTGCTGGGTTCTCCCGATACCACAAACTCTGCATCATCTTTGAGAGCTTTGATTGCACTTGCTATATCTGTCATTTTACTTTCCTTTCTTTGTTTAACTTATTTCAAATATTGTCCAAATTAAAGGATTACCACTACCTGCTTGAAGCAAGAAATTTTCACCTTTAGCATATATTGAATATTTAATTGCACTTGTTGATGCTACACTAGAAGAAAAATAATGAATTGTGCTACCTTTTATATCTGTTGTTGCACTATCTTGATGCCATTCTCCTAAAGCAGCAGAAGAAGATATTTCTGATATTGAGCTATCATCTGCATAAATTGTTGCCTGACCTGATACTCCACCTTCTGTATTTTTTCGCCATGCACAGTTTATCATGTGTAAAAGTTTATGACTTGTAGATGAAGCAGTATAAGTATGGTCAAATCCTGTATCAGTCACAGATGAAGTATTTAATGATACTGTTCCACTTGTTATAAAAGCTCTACTTGAATTAATTAATTTACCTAAAGGCAATCCACTAGCTGTAGTAATAGTTGAAGGTAATGATGTACCACTCAAGGCAGTTGCTGGTAATCTTGTGATAGCCATTATGCTAGTACCTCCATGCAAACCATAGCACTAGAACCATGAACATTGTTCGTAGCACTTCTGTTAATATATAAAGTTGATGATGTGTTACAGCCTATTTGAGTTGTGTAAGTACATTGGCTAGTTGTATTTGGTGTATCTAAAAAACAAAAATTAACAGTTCTTAAGACATTTCCATCACTGTCATACAACCCACCAAATGTTCCGTTTATATTAGAACCAGATGTATTAACTAATAAGTTTGTAGATGTTGCTCCAATAGTTCTTACTAATCTCACAATACTTCTTCCGTCAGCACTATTCCCTATAGATAAACTTGGCATAACTATTATTTTAGATGATGTCGAAGTAGGGGTTATTTGTACTCCAGCACCTACTCCATAAAATGTACCAGCACTTGTTCCTTGACTGGCAGAAGTAGTATCTGTTGCTTGAATCACTTGACCAATCTTACCAACACCACCAATACCTAAACCACTAGCTGTAGCAGATCCACCAGCAGCTGTCTGAATACTATCTACTCTTAATATTGAACTCATGCTAATACCTCCATTAAAATCATATATGATTGACCACTAGATAAATTATCTTGTCCTCTCCTATTAAAGTATGCCTGTTTAGATGAATTTCTATTTTTAAATTGTAATTTATAAGTAGTCGCAGAAGTAGTAGAGGGTGAGTCTAAGTACAAAGTGTTAATGTAACGACTTTCATATTTACCACCTGACTCATTAACCATGCTAAAAGTGCTAGAATCTACATTACCAGCACCACCAATAGAAGTAGAGCCTCTAACCAAGTGAATAAAAGTATCATCACCACCACTAGAAGTTTCAGGCACACCAAACTGTGCGTATGTTTGTATCAAAACTTTTGAAGATGTTGAGGTGGGTGTTATAGTTGCCGATAATCCAGTATCAGTTAAAGAAGTTGAAGTTAAAGATACTACAGTAGATGTAGAGCTTTGTATTACTTGACCAATCTTACCAACAGGAAATGTAGTTCCATCTAGCTTTTGTAAATTTTCTACTTTTAATGTACTCATGCTAGTACCTCCATTACAGTTATAACTGAAGTTCCTCTACTAACACTAGCATCGTCTGTATCATTTTCACTTCTGTTTAATCTAAATGTAAAACTACCTTCACAACAAGCATAAATATTATATGTTGTTGCACTAGTGGTGCTTGGACTGTCTAAATAATTAAAATTTATTGTACAAACATCATTAACAGCATCACTTGTTCCTACAGCAATTACTTCTTGTCGTGAACCAGCAGATGCGTTATTACCTATTTTTGTAGTTCCTCTCCTTAATTGTATAAAATTTCTCGAACCTGATGCTGAACCACACATAACTTTTCCCATAATTAAAATTTTAGATGATGTTGATGTAGGAGTTATTGAAACACTTAAATCAGTTACTGCTTGAGGTGTTGTACTTGAGTTACTGTAACTTTGTGCAGTAACTTCTGTTTGCAATACTTGACCTATCTTACCTAATGGGAATGTACTCCCATCTCTTTTTTGTAGTGTATCTACCTGAATAATACTCAATTTTGACTCCTATATAATTACAAACGCAGATCCACTTGGAATAGTCAGCGTTCCCGATATGGTTATCGTGCCTACTGCCATAGCATTTTTACCAGATGCAATAGACACATTGTTAAATGTTTGTCCGTTAGTCATAAAGAATGTAGAGGATAAACTTGATGATGATACTGTTCCATCAGTCGGTGTACCAATATCTCTGCTATCTCCTAAGACTCTACCACTAAAGTTATCTGTCGATAGGGGAGCAGAACTAAATGTTATCTGTGATCCACTAATCGTGTATGCAGATGTGTATTGCACGACACCAGAGATAGAGATAATTGCGTTAGCATCTGTCTGAGGTGTAACGGCAGTACCACCTGATGTTAAATTAAATGTTGTTGTTGATCCATTAAATCCTGAACTTATGTCGTCTAAAATTTTATACTGACCTGAAGTAGGATTGACTCCGATGTAGGACATTACTCACCACCCCCATTATCTGTAATTGTGTTTCCTTCTGCTACCCATTCTAGTATTTCTTGGTAGTGTCTATTTTCTTCGTTGTGAGGAACTGATGATGTTTTACCATCATCAAAAACTACATTGTAAGTTAAAAATTCACCTTCGTCTGAATATATTTTTTCTACTGTGCTTATCATTTATAACTCCGCTTCTGCTTCCCACATACCTATATAGTATGCACCAGCTACTAATCCTCCAGATTTATTTAATGTTCCATATCCTACTGCCGATACTCTTGACATTGATACACCAGTAAGATCACCCACTCCAAATCTATGAGTACCTCCAGAAGTTCCTCCAGCATTGTAAAGTGTAACTGTCGGAGCTGTTCTCATAGTAACTGGAAATGTTAAAGCACCAGGTGCTTCACTTGTATTATAACCAATGAAAAAGTTATGACCTGTTAATCCACTCAAACTTGTTGTTCGTGAATAATATCTTTGACATCTTTGAAAAGTAAGATCGTATGGTACTCTTTCAAAATCAGTAGCACTTGTGCCTTTTTCTAATTGAACTGAGTCGTATTCCCAATTTGCACCAGACACTAAGGTTGGGTGAAAACTAAATTCTAAATAATTAGAAGTTCCAATAGTCTTTGATGACATATCGCTAGTTGTGAAGGTAATACTAAATCTTTGTCTTGTTGTAGTTATTGTTTTGTTTTGACTTCCAGCCGAAACAACTGTAACTGTCGAGCTTCCCCCACTACCATAGTTTTCAAAAACTCTAGTATCTAGGGTAACACTTGTTGATGCTTTTGCATAAAAACTTAATACAAAACTGTCATTGTGAAATTGTGTTACATCTTCAACACGATATCTCATGGCTATTTCTTGTGAAGAAGCATTAGAATTAGTAACTTTTAATGATTTGTAAGTTTTGTTATCTACTTGAGCTATATCAGCATTACCTACAGCACGATAACTCATATTCCATCTATCTATAGTATAAGTTCCACTAGCTACATTTGTAAAAGAAGTGCCTCTTTGAGCAACTGACAAATCGCCATTAATAACATAATTTTTAAAGTTTACACCTTGATTAGACGCATCTGATCCAAGTCCACTTATGGGTATTGTTGATATAGGCATTATATTCCGAAAGCCTCCTTAATTTCATCTACTGTTAATCCTAAGTCTTGGAGTTTTTGTTTAGCAGATGCTTTTTTTGTTTCTTTATCAGTAATAGCTTGATCATGGTCAGCTTGTAATTTTGCTAGTCCATCAGTACATTCTTGTTCTGTTGGTTTTGTTTTGGTGTTGTCAAGGATAACTAAGTTTGAATAAATCTTATCTTTGTTATTCCACCCAAACCATTGTCCTGTGTGTAAAGATACTAAATAATCTTCTATATGTGTTGGTCGCATTATGTATCTCCTAATCTAATAAATGTAAATCCTGTTTTGTGTGAATTTGCATCACCAATACAAGTTGCACCACCATTAAATACTCCAAATCTTACTTTGTGAGTTGAGGTACTAGTCACATCAAATAAAAATTGTGTATCAGTGCTTGAGTAAGAACTATCCCCATAACCACCGTCAGTAAAAGTGTAAGCAGTTCCTGCTTCACCAGAAGAACTACCGTCAGTTATTGCTTGTATGTGACCTTGAATTAATCTATCGTTTGCGTTTCTAAAAAAACTAAAATGTGCAAGAATTAAATAAATTCCTGTGCTTGGAAAAGTAAAAACACCACTTGATACCGACATAGAAGATCCAATACCACCACCACCATCTGCACTTGCTTGTGCTAAATTAGATGTTATAGGATCTGCATTTCCTGTAAAACTTGAAGTCAACCTCCATTGGTCTGCCATAGTAATACCATTAGTAGTTGCAAAGGTGCTTCCGTCAGCTAACTTAGAAGTAGCAATAGAACCAGCTAACATAGCATTAGTTACTGATCCTGTAGCTGGAGCAATAGT